TTGCCCGACAATTAAACAACCGCCCGCGCAAATGCCTCGACTTTGAAACCCCAGCAGAGGTCTTTGCGAGGGAAATCATGAACTTTCAACCCGGTGTTGCACTTCAGAGTTGAAACCGCCCAGGGAAACAAGCATCGCGCCAATCTGATGGCCTGACGCTCAGTGAACTAGCCAAGCAGAGCAACGTAGCGGGCATAGTCACTCCCGGACGGATCGACATAGAGAATAGGTCGACCGGGGGCAACGACCTCTACGCATAGCCGACCATCCGAAAAGTAACCACCTTTACCGGCGAGCCAGTCGCGCGAAAGCAGCAACTCGCTTGCGAAGCTGTCGAACTCGCCTGCCGCCATCTGGCGAGTTTCGGTGACGAAGACCCGGTAACTGTCAGATCCGTCGATCTGTGACAAGTCAGCAGGTTTGCGCGCAAAGCGCAAACGAATGCTGAGCTCCTCAGCATTCACTGGTTTGCCATTCATCGTGACACCACAGGAATAGCGTTCAATATGGATGGTCTTGGACGACATAGCCGTCTCCCTAAATGATTTGGTAAACGCGCTGGCCATGCTCATCTTTGCTGGAGCTCAGTGTCAGGCCCAGCTTCTTCTTGAAGGCACCGGCAAAGGTGCCGCGCACCGTGTGCGGTTGCCAGCCCGTAACCTCAATGATCTGATTAATGGTGGCGCCTTCTGGGCGCTGGAGCATCGCGATGATCTGCGCCTGCTTGGTGTTCTCCCGGGTGCGCGGCGAGGCTGTGATCGGCTCGGCCGAAGCCCGTGGCACCGCCAGTCCCAGCGCCGCGTAAGCCAGGTCAGTGACCCGGTGGCTCTCACCATCGATTTGAATCAGCCCCTGCCGCAGCAGGCTGCCCAACACTTTGTCACGGGCACCGCCCTTGAGGTTGTCGGGAAACCAGCTCAGTCGGCCATCGGACGACTGGATGGCGGTGTTGAGGATCAGGGTCTGGGTGTCGGTCAGTTTCATGGTCATCTCCTTGTAATGGATCGGTGTGCGTTAAATTGGGGTGCGCTTACTCGGCGTACTCGCCTTCCTTGAAGTAGGCGTCGGTCACTTCCTTGAGGGCAGTGACGTAGTGCGTCACGTCACCGACGTGGCCCCAGGTCACCGCATCGGGGCTGACGCCAAAGTGGTCATCGCGCATCTGTTGCAGCCGCTGGAGCAAGACGTCGAATTCGCCGGCCTTGGCGATAAAGCTGTCCAGGGCGGTGGGCTTGGCAGTCAGGGTGGTCATGGTTGGGTCCTTTTTTCGGGTGGGTGATCGTGTCTGTATGAACGCTTCATTCGGCCGGCTTAGCAACTCGTTTCTGCTGGGTCTGGCGAGGTTTCTTGCCAGCCTGCTGACCTGCCTCAAAAGCCGCCTGCAGCGCGGCTTTGATGTTCCAGACCGCCACGTCATGGAAGTCCAGCCGGTCGCTGTTGCGCGTGTCCAGGGTCTCGAGCCCGAGGATGGTTTGGGCGATGTGATCGAGCGTCGGGTGGGTCATGGTGTTAGCTCCGGTTGATTGCGATGACCGTATGAACGCTTCATTTCCGGAAGAAGCCAAGTTGAATCTGGCCGCTGTCGCGTCAATCCCACGCAGGGACTGGCAGTGGCTCGCAGCGCTTCGCTATTTCATCGCCGGGGACCCTGGCGATCTTGGCCAGTGCGGGGCGGCGGACCCGCGAGATTTGCGCAGGCACAGGCCGCGCTACGGTTTCGCTTCGCGGCCTTGTTCAAGGCGCCACAGGGCCTGGCCTTGAGCCGAGACGAAATGAGCGGCATCGGTGTTTCGCTTGAGGGCGAAATGCCGACGCTGCCGGACCCACTTTGCCTTCACCTTTGCTCACGAGCCACTTTGCATGGCAACTGCCCCCATCGAATCGCTGGCCAAGGTGCTGGATCTCACCCCGCGTCGGGTGCAGCAACTGGCTAAGGAAGGCGTGATCCCCAAGCCGGCCACGCGTGGGCAGTACGACATCATCCCGTCGGTCGTGGCCTACATCCGCCACCTGCGGGCGGTAGCCAGCGGCGACGGCGGTGATCTCCTGACTGAAAAAACCCGCCTCGCCCGTGCCCAGGCCGAAAAAACCGAAGTCGAGATCGCTCGCCTCAAGGGCGTGCTGGTGCCTGCTGCGGAGGTCGAGCGCGCCTGGGCCAGCATGATCGCCGCCGCCCGGGGCAAGTTATTGACCCTGCCGGTACGCGCCACCCCGTTGGTGCTGCCGCTTTCTGAGGAGTCGGCCATTGAACGGCTGCTGACGGACATGGTGATGGAGGCCTTGTCGGAACTTGCTGAGGCCGCCCTTGACGATGATCCAGACCTTGCTAACCCGGGTGCGCTCGCTGTGGCGACCACCGCCGACGATGACGGTGAGCCAATGGGCTGACACGAATCTTTACCTCTCGCCCGAGGACAGCGCGGAGTCGGGCAAGTACATGAGCGATCGTGCCCCGTATCAGCGCGGCATCATGGATGCGTTCAGCGAACCCGGGGTCGAGGAGGTCGTCATGATGTCCTCGGCGCAGGTGGGCAAGACGCTCATCTTGAAGTCCTTGATTGGCTACTTCATCGATCTGGACCCGTCGCCGATCCTGGTCGTGCAGCCCACCATCGAGATGGGGGAGACCTTCTCCAAGGATCGTCTGGCACCGATGATCCGCGACACCCCGGCCCTGATCGGCAAGGTGCGCGATGCCAAGAGCCGCGACTCGGGCAACACGATTCTCAAGAAACACTTCCCTGGTGGGCATATGACGATAGCCGGGGCCAACAGCGCAGCGAGCCTGTCCAGCCGCCCGATCCGGATTCTGCTCTGCGACGAAGTCGATCGCTACCCACCGTCGGCCGGCACCGAAGGCGACCCGGTCAACTTGGCCCGCAAGCGCACCGCCACCTACCGCGCACGCAAGAAAGTGGCGCTGGTGTCCACGCCGACCCTCAAGGGGCACAGCCGGATCGAGCGCGCCTGGTTGCAGTCGGACCAGCGACGCTACTTCGTGCCGTGCCCCCATTGCGGGCACCGGCATGTGTTGGAGTGGGCCAATGTGCTGGTCAATGAAGCGGACTTGACGCAAACCGCGCTGGTCTGCCCGTCCTGCGGTGCCCTGATCCGCGACAGCGACCGGCCGCTGATGCTCGCACAGGGGCAATGGATGGCTCAGTGCCCGCAACACCCGATTCCCGGGTTTCATCTGAATGAGCTTTATTCGCCCTGGCGCAAGCTCTCGGAGATCGCCAGCGATTTCCTGCGCGCCCGGGGCAACCCCGAAGAAGAAAAGACCTGGTGGAACACCGCCATGGGGCTGCCCTTCGAAAGCGTGGGCGAGCGAGCCAGCGCCGACCTGCTGGCCCAGCAGCGCGAAGCGTACGCACCGGATCACCTGCCGGCAGGCGTGCTGACCGTCACCGCTGGTGTGGACACGCAAAAGGATCGACTGGAAATCGAGCTCGTGGGCTGGGGTGCGGGTGAGGAGTCTTGGGGTATCGAGCACATCGTGCTGCACGGCAACCCGGCAGAACCCGCGCTGTGGCAGCAACTGGATGGCTTGTTGATCAACACCCGTCTGCCCACTGAAGACGGTCGGGCACTGCGCATCGCTGCCTGCTGTATCGACTCTGGTGGCCACCATGTGCAGCAAGTGTATGAGTTCGCCACCCCGCGTGCGGCGCGCAACGTCTGGGCGGTCAAAGGCCAGTTCGGCCCTCGCCCAGTCTGGCCCAAGCGGCAGACGAAGTCCAAAAAGTACCGGAGCCACACGGTGCGCCTGATCGGTGTCGACACTGCCAAGGACACGATCTATGCACGCTGGCAGGTTGCGTCAGGAAAGCCTGGCTACTGCCACTTTCCGATGTCGTATGACGACGCCTGGTTCGAGCAGGCCACTGTCGAAAAACGCGTGACCCGTATCGATACCAGAGGCAATGAAGTACGCGCCTGGCAGAAACCCTCCGGGGCGCGCAACGAAGCGCTGGACTGCCGCGTGTATGCCTATGCCGCGCTGCAGGGACTCAAGATCGAGCGTCGCCTGGTACTGGCCAAACTGGCTGGCGCAGTCATCGAAGGCGAGCTCATGACATCGCAACACGAGCCCGTCGTCGCCACGCCCAACGAGGGCTCGCCTCGACTGAGGCAAGTGCCGGCGCCTGCTGCCGGAACCCACCAATCACCAGCCCGTCGGGTCGCGGCATCCGCCTATCTGCGCCGACGCTGAGCATCGAGGAAACCTCACATGGCCTTTACCCAGGACGACGTCGTCCGGATCGAACGTGCCCTGGCCAAGGGCGAGCACATAGTCCGGTTTGCGGACCGCACCGTGGAATACCGCTCGGTGCAAGAACTGATCGAGGCCCGCGATCGCATGCTCAACGAGCTCTCGAAAGTAGGCGGACGTCGTACCCGGATCGTGCGCTTGTTTCATGCCGGCAAGGGGTGGTGAGCATGCCCGCGTCCTACCCTTGGTTGGCGCAGCGCGGCTTTCTGCTGCCCCAGCGCCTAACCCGTGTGCAAGCCAGCTATGACAGCGCCGGCAACGGTCGTCGCCTGGGCGGCTGGAAGGCGCCCGATGGCGGGCCGAGTTCCGCATCGCTCGGCGGTCTGCAGCACTTGCGCAACCGATCGCGCGCAGCCACGCGCAACGACCCGTATGCCTTCTCGGCGATTGACCGTCTGGTGTCGAACACCATTGGTACTGGGATCACCCCCAAGCCCCGCCATCCCGACGATGGCGTGCGGCGCCAGCTGCAGGCGTTATGGGAGGACTGGTGCGATGAAGCCGATGCCGACGGTCGCACCGATCTCTATGGGCTGCAGGCGCTGGTTTGCCGGGCGGTCTACGAGTCGGGCGAGTGCTTCATTCGCCTGCGGCCCCGGCGGCTTGAGGATGCCATGGTGGTGCCTCTGCAGTTGCAGGTGCTTGAGCCTGAGTTCGTGCCGCACGACAAGCACGAGCAAGGCAGTGGCGGCGATGTCATCCGCGCCGGCATTGAGTACAACGCAATCGGGCAGCGGGTCGCTTACTGGATGTACCGCGCCCATCCCGGCGACGGCCCCAGTCCTGCATTGGGGTTCAACGACCTGGTGCGCGTCCCGGCCGAGCAGGTGTTGCACATCTATGAGCCGCTGCGTGCCGGTCAGCTGCGTGGTGTCCCCGTTCTGGCGCCGGTCTTGGCACGACTGAAATCGCTCGACGACTTTGATGACGCGGTGCTGTTTCGGCAGGAAGTGGCCAACCTGTTTGCCGGCTTCATTCGCAAACCCGCGCCCGAGGACCCGCCGGTCGATCCGGTAACGGGCGCCCCCATCCAGACTGATGCCGATGGTTTCACCCCAATGGTGGGGCTGGAGCCTGGCACCCTGCAGGAACTGCTGCCCGGTGAAGAGGTGGATTTCTCCAATCCGCCCGATGCCGGCAACACCTACCCGGACTTCATGCGTCAGCAGCTGCTGGCCACCGCTGCCGGGGCAGGGTTGCCCTTCGAGTTGCTGACCGGTGACCTGCGCAATGTGAATGACCGGGTGATCCGCGTGGTGTTGAACGAGTTTCGGCGGCGCATCGAGCAGCGCCAGTTTGGCGTCTTCGTCCACCAGATGTGCCGGCCCGTGCGCGCTGCCTGGCTGGACATGGCGGTGCTGGCTGGTGCGATCGCGCTGCCTGATTACCCTCGACAACGGCGGGCGTATCTGCGCACCCGCTGGGTGCCGCAAGGCTGGTCCTACCTGCACCCCGTGCAGGACGTGCAGGCACGGCGCATGGAGGTGCGTGCCGGTTTCACCTCGCGCTCGGAAGTCGCGCTGCGCCAAGGCTACGACGCTGAACTCATCGACGCAGAAAACGCGGCCGACATCGCCCGCGCTGATGCATTGGGCCTGGCCTATGACTCGGATGCGCGCGCCAACCCGGCAGCGCCCACACCAACCATTTCCAATCTTGAGGAGCAGGCATGAGCCACCTTCCCGAGGCTGCGCCAACGCGCAGCTGGTACCGCATTCAGGCCAAGACTGATGCGGATCAACCGAAATCCATCGAAGTGCTGATCTATGACGAGATCGGGCTCTGGGGCATCAGCGCCGCCCGATTCATCGACGAGCTCAAGGCGATGGACGATGGCCAGACCGCGATCACGATCGCCATCAATAGCCCAGGCGGTGATGTGTTCGACGGGTTTGCCATTCACAACGCGCTACTGCGCCTGGGTGCGCGCTGTACCGTTCGCATCGACGGCCTGGCCGCATCGGCTGCCAGTGTCATCGCCTGTGGCGGGCATCAGGTGGTGATGGCGGCCAACGCCATGCTGATGATCCACAACCCGTGGACCTTCACCTACGGCAGTGCCCACGACCTGCGCAAAACCGCTGACATGATGGACAAGGCGCGCGACGGCATCCTGGCGGCCTACCGGCGCAAGGCTCCCGCCATCGAAGACGCCACGCTCATTCAGATGCTCGACGAAGAAACCTGGTTGAGTGCCGATGAGGCCTTGGCGCTGGGCTTGGTAGACGTCATTGGTGAGGCCGTGGCACTGCAGGCCTGCCGAGGCACGACCAATGTGCTGGCGCGCTTCAAGCATCCCCCCGAAGCCTTGCTGGCAGCCAGTGCTGAGTTGATTCCCGAAGAACCAGCCCAGGCGCCCGAACCCCAGCCAGACCCGACCCGGCTCGCACGCAATGCTGCGCGTTTCTCTCAAGCCTGCCTCGCCTGCGGGTTGGCTGAATTCACTGAGGAGTTGCTGATGAACACCCCCCTTTCCGATGACGGCGCGGTGTCCGCGCAGATTGAGCGTCTGCAAGCGATTCGCACCTTGTGTGCCAGCGCCCGATTGCCGGAGCTGGCGGCCGACTACGCTCGCTCGGGGCTGAGTGTGGAGGCCGTGCGTGCGCGGCTGTTTGATCGATTGCTGGCCACGCAAGGCACTGCGATCGACAACAAGGAGCCGCCGCTCACCCCTGAAGCCCAGGCAGCGGCCAGCCCGAACACGAGCGCCATCTACGCCGCGCGCAAGAAAAAGCCCAGTCGCCCGGCAGCCGTCAAAACGTCCACGACCCAAGCGCCCACCCCCCAAGCGCCCACCCCTTAATCGTCACCTGGAGCACACACCATGAACATCCAAACCGAGGCCGTCCACACGGCCGAATTCCTTCTCTCCGAGGGCAACCGCGAGATCTCGCGCGAGGCCATCACGGTCGCTGCCGGTGACGCGCTGCCTGCAGGGCAGGTCCTGGGCATCCAGACCGCCTCGGGCCATTACGCCGCCTACAGCCCGGCAGCCACCGATGGCACCGAGGTGGCGGTGGGCATCTTGCACGCCGCACTGCCGGCATCGGCAGACGTACGCAATGGCATGGCCTTCTTGCGCCTGGCTGAAGTCGCCGCAGCGCGTCTGACGGGGCTGGATGCCGCCGCGATTGCCGATCTCAAAACCCGTCACCTCATCGTGCGCTAACCCATTTCGGAGACTTCCATGCCCCTGACTCTCGACATCTTCAACGACGACGCCTTCGGTGTCGCTTCGCTCACCGCCGCCATCAACAACCCGCCCGAGGGCCAATATGTGCCCACTCTGCTCGACAGCCTTTTTGAGGAAGAAGGCATCACCACGACCTCGGTCTTGATCGAGCGCGATGGCGATGCCCTGGCGTTGGTGCCAGCCACCGAGCGCGGTGCTCCGGGTGACGTGACCGTTGGTTCGAAGCGCGACATGATCCCGTTCTCGACCCTGCACCTGGCCACCACGGGGGCCATCAAAGCGGACGAAGTCCAGGGTGTGCGCGCCTTTGGCTCTGAGTCGCAAACCCAGACGGTGCAGAACCTGGTCACCCAGCGCCTGCTCAAAATGCGCCAGCGTCTGGAAGCGACCCTGCGCTACCACCGCTTCGGCGCGGTCACCGGCAAGATCTTCGATGCGGACGGTTCGCGCGTACTCCTCGACTTGCACCAGCGCTTTGGCATCACCGCGCAGTCGGTGGCTATGGCACTGGGCACCGAGACCACCGACTTGCAGCAAAAAATTCGCGATGCCAAGCGCAAGAGCGAGGATGTGATCGGCGACTCGGGCGTGATCACCGGCTGGCTGGGCATTTGCGGTCGCGGTTTCTACGATGCCTTTGTCGGCCACGCCACCGTCAAGCAGGCCTACGACCGCTGGAACGATGGTCAATTCCTGCGTGACGATCTGCGCAGGCTTCACCTTCGGCGAGGTGACCTGGAAGGAGTTCTACGGCAAGGTCGGCAGCATCAGTTTCATCGGTGAAAACGATGCCTATCTGATCCCGGTCGGTGTTTCGGAGCTCTTCATCACCCGCTATGCGCCAGCCGATTACATGGAGACGGTCAACACCATCGGCCTGCCGCTCTATGCCAAGCAGGAGCTGATGCGCATGAACAAGGGCGTGGTGCTCGAAGCCCAGTCCAATCCGCTGAACCTGTGCACCAAGCCGCGTGCGGTCATCAAGCTCACCAAGTGAGTCGGCTGACATGCAAGACTTTCGTGCCCTCGGCAATGAACTGGATGCCAGCGTGTTCGATGCCTTGGCCGATCAGGCGGACATCGCTGGTCGCCCCGTGCGGGGGATGTTCTCTTCCCCATGGCTCGCCCCCCAGGTGGGGCGCTTGGATACCGGCCTGATTGAGCCGCAGCTCATCGTGCGCGATCTCGATGCGGTTGATGTGGCCAGGGGCACGACCTTGAGCTTTGATGGCCAGACGTTCGAGGTCGTGGGGATCGAGCCGGATGGCACGGGCGTCACGGCTTTGATTCTGAGGCCTCTGACATGAGCACGACCCTCAAGGTCGATATTGATGTGGGGCAGGTGCTCGCATTGACCCAGGGTCTGACCGCCAGCGCGAGCCAGGCAGCCTGGCGCCGCACCCTGCGCAAGACCGGCCAGTGGGTCAAAAGTCAGACCGCCAAGGCGGTGAGCGTTGAGACCCGTATCCCGCAAAAGCTGCTGCGCCAGCGCCTGTACTTCTTTCTGCGCTCGCGCGACAGCGGCAAGGTCTGGCTGGGGCTGAACGCCATCGAAGCCCACCGCCTGGGCAAACCACGCCAGACACGTAAGGGCATTTCGGTAGGGCGCCATCGGTTTGATCAAGCGTGGCGGATGCGAAAGCGCTCACCTGACGGACCACTGTATCGCCGTACTACGCAGGCCCGTCGCCCCTATGAGGTGGTCAAGGTGGACTGGGCCGGACCCGGAGAAGCGGCATTTCGACAAGCTGCCGAGCGCGCCGAAGAACGCCTGCTGACGGTGCTGCGCCAGGAAGTGAACTACGAAATTCACAAGGCGCTGTCCAAGGCTCGCTGAGGATGTAAACCCCATGATTGATTCACTTGCCCAATTGCACACCGCAATCGTCAGCGGCCTGCGTGCCAAACTGGACGGGGTGCCCACGGTCGAGGCTTATCCGGTCTTGCAGCGCCGTATCGGCTTACCTGCTGTCCTGGTGGAACTCGCCGAGATGGAGCCGGGCGATGATCCGGGCAACGGCGCCACGGCACTGATTGGCCGGTTCCAGGCCCGGGCGATTGTTGACCCCAATGCGGCCCAGGCCGATTTGCAGGTGCGTGAATTGGCGGCGCGGGTTGCCGTGGCGCTGACCCATCAAACCTGGGGCCTGCCGATCAGCATGGCGAGTCTGGTTCAGATCGGGGACGACGCTTTCAAGCCCGAACTCGATGGGTACCTGGTCTGGCTGGTCGAATGGACCCATGAGTTTCATCTGGGCGAGGTGCTCTGGCCCTACACCGACCAGAGTGGTCTGGCCATCTGGGTGGGCTTCACGCCAAGTATCCAGTCTCCTGAGACCTATGAACCCCTGACGGAGGCGCCATGAGCGATGCTTACGCGATTGGCGAACACGATCGCATGATCGCCGCCATGCTGCAGGCCGGCACTATCGACGTCGTTGATCACAGCAACGCTCGGGCGCGAGTGCGCATCGGCAACTGGGTGTCGGCCTATCTGCCGTGGCATGTGCCGGCTGCCGGTGAAGTGCGGATCTGGCGTGCGCCCTCAATCGGTGAGCAGTGCTTGCTGATTTCACCCTCGGGCATGCCGGAGGCCGGGTTCATCCTGCCGGGCTTTTACACCACCGCGCACGGCCAGGCGGATAACCGGGACCATGTGACGGTGATCCGCATGCCGGACGGCGCGCAGATGCTCTACGACTGGCAGGCAGGCACATTGCTGGTTGAGGGCACCCAGAGCGTGACCGTGAAAAACGCCACCACCGTGCTCATCGACAGTGGTGGCCCGGTGACGGTCAAGGCCCCCAGCGTCACGCTGGATGCGCCCGAGACCACGCTCACCGGCAATCTGACGATTGGCGGTGCGCTGGCCCAGGGTGTGTCGGGCGGCTCGGCTGGCGGCAATGCCACCTTTGGCGGTCAGGTTCACGCACAAGGCGATGTCACTGCCGGCGGCATCAGCCTGCAGGGTCACACCCATACCGAACAAGGCGACGGCGCGCCAACCAGCGCTGCCCGCTGATCCTTCATTCACCGCAAAGGCAAGCCCGTCTCAGTTCGCGCTGGACGGGCTTGTGCTTTGGGGTTGTGTTTTTTAAGGAGCCCCACATGGCCAAGATCGACACCAAGTCCACACCCACACCCACACCGATCTCCACCCCGGATGAGAAAAGTCCCTCAACGGCGACGTACCGAGACCTCGCGTTCAAGAGCCGCACCCTGGTGCTGACCGATGGTCGTTGCTTTGCCGTTGCGCAGGGTCGTATCCAGACCGGCGACACCGCCCTGATCGCCTTTCTAGAAAACCACCCGGAATTCCAGCGCGAGCCTGATCCGGCCGCCGGAGTTTGAACCATGGCCCTGATTGGCATGAGCCGTGATACCGGCCAGGCCCTCACTGGCATCGCCCACCTCAAGCAGTCCATCCGCGACATCCTGAGCACGCCTTTGGGGAGCCGGCGCATGCGCCCGGAGTACGGCAGCGAGATTCCCCGCTATGTGGACCTGCCCATCAACAAGGGCTGGATCTCGGCGGTGCAGGCAGAGGCCGCACGCGCCATCGGCCGGTGGGAGCCACGCATTCGCCTGTCGGCGGTGCGCATCACCGGCGTGGTCGATGGACGGATTGATTTTGTGATTGAAGGACAGTACGAGGCCGCGCCTTTGCTGCTGGAGGTGGCGCTGTGATTGACCTGTCGCAACTGCCCGCACCCGAAGTCGTCGAGCCACTGGATTTCGAGGGCATTTACCAGGACCTGTTGGCGACCTTCCGGGCGCTGATGGGCGATGGATGGACTGCTCCGCTGGAGTCCGACCCGGTCGTGAAATTGCTTGAGCTCTGTGCGTACCGCGAGGTACAGCTGCGCGCGCGCATCAACGATGCCGCCCGCTCGGTACTGCTGGCCTATGCCGTGGGTGCGGATCTGGAACAACTGGCGGCCAATGTGAACGTCTCGCGTTTGCTGGTCAGCCCGGGTGACCCAGAGGCCTCGCCACCCATTGATCCCGTCTATGAGAACGACGCCAGCCTGCGTGCCCGGGTGCAGCGGGCCTTCGAAGGTCTGTCAGTGGCCGGTCCCCGTGCGGCCTACGTCTTTCACGCCCTGTCAGCCGATGGGCGTGTGGCCGATGCGTCGGCCGAGAGCCCGGCGCCCGCCGAGGTTGTGGTTACGGTGCTCTCGCGAGAAGGCGATGGCAGTGCGGGTGCAGATCTGTTGGACACAGTGAATGCCGCCTTGTCGAGCGAGGAGGTTCGGCCTGTGGCCGATCGTCTCACCGTGCAAGGCGCCCAGATCGTGCCTTACCAGGTCACAGCCACCCTGTGGCTTTATCCCGGGCCAGAGGTCGAGCCCATCCTGGCTGCGGCATTGGCGCAACTGGAAACCTATGTCGGCACGCAGCGCCGGCTTGGTCGCGATATCCGGCGCTCGGCGCTCTTTGCCGCCCTGCATGTGGAAGGTGTGCAGCGGGTGGAACTGCTGCAGCCGCCCGCGGATGTGGTGTTGACGAGCAGCCAGGCTGCGCACTGCACAGCGATCGATGTGTCTGCCGGAGGCTTTGATGAGTAGCGTTTTGCTGCCTGCCAACAGCACGCCACTGGAGCGTCATCTGGCGGATGCGACCCACCGAACGATGCCGGTGCCGATCGCTGATCTGTGGCGCCATCAGTCTTGTCCGACCCACTTGCTGCCGTATCTCGCCTGGGCACGTTCCGTCGATCGTTGGGACCCGGCCTGGTCGGGAGCGGCCAAGCGGGGTGTCATTGCTTCAGCTTTTTATGTCCATCAGCACAAGGGCACCATCGGCGCGCTGCGCCGGGTGGTCGAGCCTCTGGGCTACCTGATCGAAGTCGTTGAGTGGTGGGAGCGGGTTCCTGTCGGTCCGGCCGGTACCTTCAGCTTGAAGGTCGGCGTGCTCGACACCGGTATCAGCGATGCGATGTACCAGGAGCTCGAGCGCCTGATCGATGACGCCAAGCCGCTCAGCCGACACCTGATTGGCCTGGCCATCAGCCTCGAAGCCCGGGGTGTTTGCCCCGTTCACGTGGCAGCCTACGAGGGCGATGAGATGGTCATCTACCCCTACACGCCGGAAGTGGTCGAGGTCGCCGGACTGGTATGCATCCAAGGCGCCGACCACACGATCGATCACCTGAATATCTATCCCTGGAGCGCATCGCTATGAGTCAAACCTACTTTGCCATCCTCACCGCGATTGGTGAGGCCAAGCTGGCCAATTCCACGGCGCTGGGCACGACGCTGCAACTGACCCAGATGGGCATCGGCGATGGCAATGGCAGCACGCCACTGCCCAACCGTAGCCAGACTGCCCTGGTTCGAGAAAACCGCCGCGCACCGCTGAACCGTCTCTTTGTCGATCCAGCCAATGCCAGCCAGATCATCGCCGAGCAGGTCATTCCGGAAGAAATCGGAGGCTGGTGGATTCGCGAGATCGGCCTGTACGATACCGATGGCAACCTGTGCGCAGTGGCCAACTGCCCGGATACCTACAAGCCTGTACTGGCGGAAGGTTCGGGGCGCACGCAGGTGATCCGCATGGTGCTGATCGTGAGCAACACGGCAGCTGTTCAACTGGGCACCTCGAATAACCCGAGGTTTTCATTGAACCCCACCTCGCGCCCCT